CTAGATAATCTATATAGTAGAAAATTAGACCCCCACACATCTAGGTTGTATTATTTACGCATTACGCATTACCCCCTAGTATTCTAATACCCGCAAAATTTTGTTTTTCTACCAAACTATGATATTATTTTAGCGTTATATAACATCATTTCTTGTTATCTTTAAGGGCGTGGAGGGAGACTGAAGCGCCCTTTTTTCGTTGTCCGTTATCCGTTTTCCATATATACTGTAGACAGATCGGAGGAACAATGACATAACTATGGTCGATAGGGTAGCATGCTCTCTCGACATCTTTTCCCCTAGAAAAGGTTATTACATGTTACCCTATCTTAGTTAACCTTATGAATTTCGATGATTTTACTTTTTTTATTTTAACAGCGGCCACTTGTACTCTAATATTTGCTTGGGTTTTTTTCGGATAGACTCAGACCACCTTTTAATTAAACTATACCACTCTTTCTTATATTTCGGATCTTTCGTTCTTTCCCAATTTACAGCTGCAATATTAATTTTATTTAAAGGGGACATAAATTAAAAAAGACCACAAACAGGCCAAACCAATGTAAAGAGTCCTCATCCAATTCAATCTCAGTCTTGCACAAATTTTTTTTCTAATGCTCATTTTGCCTTATCACTACATATAAAACCAACGACTCGTTGGCCCTCATAAAAATGATAAGATCTTCTACTAAAAAGAGTAGTTTTTTTCTCAGTCATCTCTACGTTTTTTTTATACCATGTATAACACGATTCATAAATAGTTATATGCCTTGTTTCAATTTTCTGACCACCTACCAGAATAAGTAAACCAATAACTAATTCTTTCATTGTTTTAATCTATGTATAACACCTAATTTTTCTTCATTTTGCGTTATAGTATCCACTAGTTTATCCGCCTCCTCAATATGCTGCGGGTGCTCTCCAATTCCTACAGATTTAGTAAGGTATATTTCTAAAGTAGCCTCGGCCTCACTTATTTTTGCGTGATATTTATCTTCTAATGCTTTTAAAATTTTAATTTTCATTTTCTTTTATCCTTCAATTTAAGTTTAAACCTTATTTGGTCAATTCTTTCTTTGATGGTTTTTCTTTCTTCTTTAGTGTCCACGGCCCTATATTTCTTATATTCATTTTTATACTCAATCCAAT